TGACCCAAGTAAGGCACGCAAGGCTGTCGAAGCTGCTGCGCGAGATATTCGTGAGAAGCAGCAAGAGGCAGCTCGCAAGGCCGCGTCTATCCTGAACCAGTGCCAGATCGGCTACCACCCTTATCTTGAGCGCAAAGGTTTTGCCGATGAACAAGGGAACGTGTGGAAGACGGATGATGGGTTACTGCTCGTCATTCCGATGCGGGTGGGCCATCAGCTTGTCGGCTGCCAGATCATCAGGGAGGATGGTGAAAAGAAGTTCCTGTTCGGGCAGCGCACGTCTGGTGCCTACTTTTGTTTTGACAACAAGGGGTCGAACATTCTGTGCGAAGGCTACGCCACGGCGCTGTCAATCCGTGCGGCCATGAGGGCGCTCAAGCGGCGCTACACCCTGTACACCTGCTTCAGCGCAGGCAACATGAAAAAGGTGGCAGCCACTTTGCCTAATGGGTTTGTGGTCGCAGACAACGACCTCTCAAGGACGGGCCAGAACACCGCAGAGGCAATCGGCTGGCCGTACTTCATGAGCGAAGCGGTCGGCGACTTCAACGACCTGCATCAATCAACCAGCCTGTTCAAGTGCTCCCAGGCACTGGACAAAATGTTTCGCAAGGAAAAAGCATGAGCATGGAGAAAACTGTGGCCGTGATCGCTGAGCTACTCAAAGGACCATCGACACGGATTGAGCTGGCTCGCAAGACAGACTGCACCCCAAAGTTTGTCGGGCGTGTCTTAACTGACATGAAGGAACGGAAGATGATCTATGTCATCGACTACACCCCTGAGAGCGATGGCCGCAACAGGGTGAAGGTGTATGCCATGGGCGATGGCGTGGACGCAGAGCCGAAGCGCACGCAGTCTCAAGAGGATCGCAGTCGCAAGAGCTACCTCAAGAAGTTGCAAAGGCAGAGGACTGCTGCGATTAAGACTACGTTTGTCGGTGGCGTGAGTTTGTGGCAATGAAAATCAAACTCGTTGGCTCCACGCTTGAGGAGCGCATAGCCATCGCCATGGGCATTATTAGAGAGCGTCATGGCAACGATTGGGATGGTGCAAACATCACTCTCATGGTTAACAACGAGGCCATCAAAACCGATGGGCAAACGCTGGAATTTTTTGATGCCAAGAATGGGAAACCACTCAAACAACGAGAAAGACACTACTACTGGAAAGGTTTTTTGGCCCAGCGCCGATGCGCCCTCAAACGATAGTGAGCACTAACTTGCGCCGTAACCCGCACAGATGCTTGTCAAGTGTTTTGTGCGGGTTGTTGTGTTTTTGGTAATGGCGTGGATGCTGGCTTTGCAGGTGAGTAGACGCTAACTTGCAGCGCAAAAACGAAAAAAAGCCCAGAGATTTTCTGGGCTGGGTTTACACTAACATTATTGGCTGTTTCGGTATCCCGAACCATCCTACGATTTAGCCATGGAATACAGAGCAGGCAGATTTCCTCTCTGTAATTTTTCGCTGAATCACATCTCTCTCAACTGCTTCGGCGGCATCTCCGCAAGTGGCTACTGGTAGTTCTTGCAATATGTAAGAGGCTGGACGGCCAGTCGTTCGGGGTGATCGAATGAGGCCAGTTCGAGCTTCTGCATGATTTCAAAGCCGATGTCGATGGCGTTCGGGCCGGTGCCCACCATCTCCGCAATGGCAGACACGCGGCCGTTCTCGTCCTCAATCAAATGGATTGAGAACAGGCTGCGGTTTGAGTTCTTTGATGGCAATAACACGGGTTTCCTTTAGGTCTCGGTCATCGTACAGCAAAGCCTTGTCGTTGACCATGCGCATGGCTTGTAGGCGGTCGGCAGCTTCTACGTCAAGCTGAAAGCGCACGGTTCTTTCAATGGTCAGGCGGTAGGTGGGCATAGCTCCTCCGGAACATCTACTTCATCGCCCAACTTGCTGGCAACGTAGCACCGCATGGCGGCGATCAGGGGTGTTGTGGCAAAGTGCTCACGCCCTATATCGCCAGAGCTGTAAACAGCGCCCCAGACGGTTGGTGCAGCCTTCACAATACGTATACCATCACGCTCAATGATCGGCCCACCTTGTGCCCAGTTGGTTGATGATTGCCAAACCATATACGGGTAGCCATCAACTAAAAGCTGCTCGTGTGCAGCACTCCACCGCACACTCACCCCTTCACAATTCGCCACCGCCCAATCAAGGGCAGCGCCTGTCATCTCAATCGTTTTGATTTTCATGATTTACTCCAAGTAAAGAAACACGGCCAGAAAAACAGCCAGGGCGGTAAACCAAAGCGCCAGCGTTCGGTCTGACATGGGTTCACGCTGTGTTGGGATGGGTTTTGCGGGGCCGGTGTATTTCATGCTAGTTTCCTTTCAATCAAGATTTCGGCAGCCACTTCGCAAGCGGCCTTAGTTTGTTCGGTAGCCTCTTTTTCAAGGGCTCGGATCAGTTTCACGGCGTCAGCCATGGCCTGATGTGTCTTTGCTTTCGCGCCTGCTATGTGCGCAAGCGTGAGCGGGTGGTCGTGATTCGGCAGCATCTTTGCAAATTACCAGGGCGCAGGCGGGGCGGCTTTTCGGGCTCGCTCCTCCTGTTGTTTGTTGTAGGTTCTGACCTGCTCCGGCGTCCACGGTATCGGGCCACCGGGCGGGGGAAACGGCCACGGCTGGGGCGTCATGCTTGGCGTGCCTGTTGTAGCTGGCGGGTGAGCTGCTCGATTGCTCGGCGGCATCTGGCCTGCTGTACGGGGTCGCGGCTGTGCTTGATGATGTGCTGTTGCCAATAGATTGATCGTTCGATTGTTTCGGGTTTCATGCTCGGCGTGCCTCTTGTCGTCCTTGCTCAATCAGGTAGCGGGCCTCGGTCTGGTCGTGGGGCTTTTCTGCCTCCAGTAGGACGCGGATCGCCTGAGATGCGGCGGCGACTTGTCCGGGGCCTTGGGCGCGTTCGTAGCGGTAGCCTGCGGTGATATAGGCGTGTTCGGTGTTGGTCATGCTGGCTGCTCCTGTGGGTCTAGTTGGTTGGCGAGTGCTTCTAATTCTCGGGCTTCTTCGTCGTGCTGGTGCATGGCTGCGGCGCTGTGGCGCAAATAGTTTGCGGCCTCTGTGCGGTGCCATTGGGCGCGTTCTCGAAGGCTGGCGGCGCGTGTGGCGGGGCTGGGCTGGTCGTTCATTGTGTGGGCTCCTGTGGTCGGGACAATTCCCGCTCATGCCATCGGGGTCCAATGGCATGGGCTGGCGCTGTCATTGCGGTGGCTCGGCGTAGGCTTTGCGCGTTCGTGGGTCGTAATAGATGGGCTGGCCCCTCCTGATCGGTTTACCCGTGCTGGCGCACCTTCCGGCGCGTCTGGCGGTTATGCGGTGGATCATGGCGCGGCCTTGCTTGGTTTGATTGTGCAAATTCTTCTAACTCGGCTCCCGTCCATTCGCCATAACTCATAAGCGGCGCGGCTTATGGCGTTGCCCAATACGCTCACGCGAGTGGCGTAACCCTTGTGTTTGACCAGAACTAGGTCCAGCTCTATGCCTTTGAAATTTGCGGTTATTTGCGCCAGTTTTTTTTGCGCTTCAAATTGTTCGCGGGTGTTCATCATGGCGCTGCCTCATAAATTGGAATCACTCGGCGGGCGATGCGGTCGGCCTGCTTTGCCTTCACCCCATGGGCACGGAAGCCAATGATCTGTTTTCGGTCGGCCTTTTGGCATAGGGCGCACAGTGCGCACGTCATATGTTTGATTGTCTGAGCTGGGCAAACCAAAACGGCGCGGCCCTCGGGCGTGGTGGTGTGGCGTGGCGTGTCCATGGGCACAATGCAAACCACGGGCGCACCTGTCGCGGCGAGCTGGTCGGCGTGGCCCACATCGTCGGCGCTTAGGTTTACCGTGAAGCCCCATTGTGTGGCGTGCTTTGCCCACTGGATCGCCTCGGGTGTGTGTTTGTGGGTGTAGGTGAAACCCTTGCGGCCTCGGTTGGCCTTCACAATCTGCCCCAGTGCGTAGGCGTCCACGTCTTCACCGTGTCCGGGCAAATCACCTGCGACGTTGTGCCTCCATAGTTGACCCTTTGGAAGTCGGGCGATTGCTTTGATTAGCCCGTCTAGGTCGGTGCCTCTGGCGCTTACCTTGTCCCAATTGAGGCGGGTGTAATAGTTTTCCGCATAGCATGAGCTGCGGTAATGTGCGCAACTGGGCGGGCAAGATTCCCGGCTGGTGTATGTCTGGGGAATCGGGCCGGTTTTGCGGTTGTTGCTGGCTTGGATGAAATGGTATTTCATGCTGTGGGCTCCTCTGCTTTGTCGATTGCCTCGCGTAGATCGTCGCGAAGCTGGGGAAATGAATCTTCGTCCAGTGCCCTTAGTGACCTGCGGCAAAGATCCAACAAATTGGGGGCGGCTGTCAGTATTGCGGCCTGTTCTGGCGTGGCGCTTTTACTCATGGTGGCGATTAGTTGACCGTTATATGGGTCGTAAATCTGGCCTTTGATTTTGTTGTATTTCATGCTGTGCGCTCCTGTTCTGCTTTGATTTGTCGTTGTAAGTGCTCAGGCAGCCGGGCGATTGTTTCGGGGCTCAGGGTCGGCCATCGTGGGGCGGTTGGTGCGCATAGGTGGGCGGCGATTGCGTACTGAATGCCGGTCTCGTGCATCACTTCGGCGATGGTCGCGCCCTGGTCAAATAATTGGCGCGTGTTCATGCTGTCACCTGTTTGGATTGGCTGACTTGTCGGGCGTTCATGCGGTAGATTGCTCCGCTGCTGTGCCTCACTTGCCATCCTCGGCGCTTGCCTGCCGGGGTGATTAGGGTGTATTCCTCCTCGCCATAAATAACCCGCTGGCCTGCTTTTGGCTTGGTCCTGTTGGCCTTTGCTGTCAGGTTGTCGCGGCACTCTTTGCGCCATTCGGCGGCGTACCCTTCGGGATTGGGGGCCAGCTGATCAAGCATGTCCAGCATTTTTTTGGGGGCGTTCCTTTGCACTGGCCCCATGTCCTCGGTGATTTCCTTAATGCAAAACTCCGTCATTCCCCAATGCTTGGTCTTATGCCTGCTGGTTTTGAAGACAATTCCAAAATGGGTTTTTTCCCCTGTGTCCTTGTCCTGCCGGTGCATGATGCCGTAGCCTGTCGCGCCTTTCATGGTCAAGTAATCGAAGTCGAAGCCGGACCGCTCGCCCTTTATGTATTGCTGGCGCTCGTGCTGCTCAATTGCGGCTTTTGTGGTCTGGCTGGTGTTGATTAAAAAGCAGGTCGTTCCCATGGCTTACTTTCCGAATTCGTTATTAAGCATGTCCACCACTTGGGCTGATATGTCGGTGTAATCGTCTAGCGTTTTGGGGCTTTTATATGCTGGGTCTCCCTTTTCTGCATAGTCTCCCTGTATCAGAATTCGATCACCTGCCCAATGTCCGATAAGGTCATGCTGGCGGGCGTCTCCTCCTCCTCTGCCGTTGCTGTTTGCTAGTAGCAAAAATAAGGCGGTCGATGTGCTGCGGTCGTGTCCTATCTGCTCCATTAGCTTTAACCCGTTGTCTATGCGGTGCGGGTGAATAAATTCGCGTTTGGTTACGTTGTAAACCTTGTGATATTGGCCCATGTTGTTTTCTCCTGTTGTTGGTTTAGTGTGTTTGACGTGCTTTGACTGTCATACGGGTTGATGCTTCGCCCGTGGTGGTGTGGGCTCTGATTAGTTGGGCGCTCGGTTTCAGGCGCTCGGCTATGGTTTTCCAGTCGGTGAGCGTGCGCCCTGCTACCTGGGCGAAGTTGACGCGGTACAAATGGCCGTCGATGTGGTCTATTCCGGCGTCCTCCAGTTCTGCCCGAAGGGTTTCAGCCTCTTTTTTCATATCGGCCATCGATGCATGAATCACGCCCAGGCGGTCTACCTTGGCGGCGATTGCTTGCGCTGCTGTCGGTGCTGGCGCTGTTGATGGCATGAGGGCGGCTAATGCGAGTGTTTGCAGGTCTTGGGGTTTCATGGTGTGTTTCTCCTGTGGGGGTTTAGTACTGTTTGAGGGGTTGCCAGTGTTTGGCGATAAATTCGGCGGGGTCGCGGTACTTGATGACGGGCGCGTCATTCACTGCCCAGCTCGGGCGGTGTTCCAGTGCTCGGCTCATGGATTCGGCCGCATATCCTGATCCGGCGTGTTTGCAGGGCTTATGCACTGTGGAAAAGCTCGGGCCGGTTCGGTGGTTGTCTTGGGCGTATCCAATACGGTCGCCGTCGGTGAACCAAAAATAAGTGCTCAGGGTTTCGGGCACGTATACGGTGAAGCCTTGGCGTTTGGCTTCTTGGATAAGTTCTTGAATCATGGTGTTTCTCCTGTGGGGGTTTAGTTGCTGGGGGTCCATTGGCATCCGAACACGCTAGGGAAAAATTCCCCACCGTCTGTCCATACTTTGCCGGTGCTGGCTGCGTGGTGGGGTGCGCGTCCGCCATTTATGCGGTACTGGTCACCCCTGAATGATTCAAGAATCTCCCCAGCGTTCACGGGCTGGCCGTTGTGGGTGAGGGTGCAGGCTCGGCCTGCGTGGTCGGTGCTGGTGATCATGATTGCTCCTGTGTGTTAGTTGGTTAGGCGTTCTGCCTGTTGTGTATTCTGTCATGTTGGGGGCAATGGTCAATCCCTTTTGATCGAGTATTTTTTAATCGGGTTTCGGGTTTTGATAGGCGTGGACTATCAAGGCGAAGCCGTGCGGTTCTAGTGCTGTCAGAGTGGAAACCATAAGGGGAAGGCGCGCAGGGGGCTGACCTGCTGCGGGTGTCTGATGCCCGTCTTGGCGTGGCCGTGGTGCGTCCAGGCGGTGCGCTGATTGGGTGGTGCTGGCCGTGGTCTGAGGGTGTCGCGGGGTTGTTATAGGCGAAGCCGTTGCAGCTCTCCCGCTGTTCCCCTACTATCGCACCCATGAAAGAACATAAGCCAATCAGTAAGCTAACAAGGGCTCAACTAAGAGAAAGCCTTGACTCTGTTCCCGTCTCCCATATCTTGGGTAAGAGCGCATCCAGAGAACTGACGGGTAAACAAAAGAAGTTCTGCCTCGAAGTAGCCAAAGGCGAGACAAAAGCCAACGCATATAGGAAGGCATACAACGTGAAGTCAAAGAACACGCTGCAACGTGAGCCGTATCAATTGACTCGTGACCAACGGATAACCAATGAGATTGAAGCCCTGCAAGCGGCGATTAAGGCTCAGGAATATCAAACCCCCTCTGCCTTGCGTGCTTTGGTTATCCAATCCCTTGTTGGCGTCATCACCGACCCCGAGTCAAAACCCGGACAGATCACGGCCGCTGCTAAAGTGCTCGGCACTGTAACCGAGGTTGCGGCCTTCACCGAACGCAAGGAAGTTCGCACCATAACAAGCAGTGAAGATGCACGCGCCGCGATCATGGCGCAACTCAAAGAGCTGAGCAACTCCAGCGCAGAAGATGCTCACATCATCGACGCCCAGGCTGACGACCTGTTGCGCGAGCTGGCAGGCGGCGAGACCCACCCTACCCCGACCCCCCGTATCGTCGGAGAAAAACCATACCTCTTCCACCACTCATCTATCGCTATAAACACTTCCTTTTGCGCCGGACTCATATCAGCCTCCATACACTCCTGCCACGTAGGATCACTACGCCGAATCTTCATGTCCCTGTGGATAACTTTTTTTACGCAACCTCCACGCTTTGATTGCCGCGTTGTTTTAGTAGTAATCCTCATTTTAAGTTACACCACAAGTACCAATTTATTTTTGCGTCTGAGCTGCTTATTTTTTAAGCAAAATACCCCCGGTGGGTCAGCTTTCCAACGATGACGTGGGGGTCTCCTGTGATAAGGAGGGTGGGGTCTCGCCATCCAGATTTTTTTGTAGGCTGCTTAGCGAAGTGGCTGCCGATTTGCTGGAGGTAGGGGTTTGTTCAGGTGGAATAGTATGCTTGGAGGAAGGGGTTGGGGAGTACGAAGAGGATAGTGGACAGGTTGGTGGCGTTGGGTGTGGTGAAGAAGATGGATGGGGTGGGTCGAACGATTCGTCCGGCTTGGGTGAACTACAAGAACTTGAAGGAGTTGGAATGAAGGTCAAGTACAAATGGCTCCACAGGCGTGTTGCAAAGCTGGGGCCATTCTTAACACTGTGCTTATCAAAAGAGGAGCAGGACCACGTCACCAAGAAGCTGCTTAGCCGCAGCTTAGATTTTCCGGTTGATGGGGCGCACTGCCATACATTTGGAAACATCACCACGAACGAGTTGTGCGCGGTGGTGTCAGTTAGCAAAGCCAGTCAAGAACGGTGCAACTCCATCGAGCTGGTTGGGCTGTTGATTCATGAGGCAGTGCATGTATGGCAGCGTTATGCTGAAGACATGGGTGAGACCAGCCCCGGCACTGAGCAGGAGGCGTACGCCATACAAGGTATTTCACAGGAGTTGCTGGATGAATACGCCAGAAGAATTTCAGAAGGAGTGAGCAAATGACGAAGCGCGATCAGATGCAGATGTTTGTTTTAAAGGTGTTTGCTTGGGCCATGGTTGTCGCTGCGGTCATTGGCATGGTCCAAAAAATAAAAAAGTCGCTCCGCAATGGATATTGAAAAGATCATCGCCACGCTACCGATTCATGAGCAAGAGAAACTCATGGAGCAGGTGGCCGAGTACAAGGCTGCGCTGGAGAGGGAGAACTGCCAGAAGTCGTTCATGGCTTTCGTCAAGAAGATGTGGCCGGGGTTCATTCATGGGCGGCACCATGCTGTGGTGGCTAAGGCGTTTGAGGACATTGCCTCTGGGAAGTTGAAGCGGCTGGCTATATCTATGCCTCCACGGCACACGAAGTCTGAGTTTGGCTCGTACATGTTACCGGCGTGGTTCTTGGGGAAGTTTCCTGACAAGAAGGTAATGCAGGCGTCGAACACGGGTGAATTGGCTGTTGGCTTTGGCCGTAAGGTCAGGAACCTTGTGATGAGTGAGCAGTATCACGAGGTGTTTCCGAGCACGAACATTCGTCAGGACTCAAAGTCTGCTGGCCGGTGGGCTGTGAACGAGGTTGGCGAGTACTTTGCTATTGGCGTTGGCGGTACTATGACTGGCCGGGGTGCTGATCTGGTAATCATTGATGACCCGCATACCGAAGGAGAAGCCACATTAGCGGCGCATGACCCTTCTATATATGACAAGGCGTATGAGTGGTACACCTCTGGCCCACGTCAGCGACTTCAGCCAGGCGGTGCGATCATCATCATTGCGACTCGGTGGAGCGAGAATGACCTTATTGGC